AAAATTAACAAAACCATTAGCAGTTTCAGGATCGGCTGCTTGGCTATCTGTTAATAATCTGCTTGGCTCACCTCTAACTGTGTCGTGTAATTCGTGGCTTGTAGCGTGACTTGATGATTTTATCCAAGCAAAATCTGCATTACAATCAGTAAGTATATCTTGTGCTGCACCTGTACCTGTATAACTAACAACATCAAAAGCATTTGTAACTACAGGTGTTGATGCAGTAGATGGATCTGCAGCTATTGCCCAATATAAATAAGTTCCACCATTATTGTTCATTGAATTAGCTGATATTTGAAAACCATTTGTTAAAAAATCTACACCACCCCCTGTACTATCTTTCCCTGAAGTTTCTGCAAATAATCGTGTAGTTCTTGGGTTTGTTGTATCTCTTTTATTGTCTAGAATTACCCAACTACTTGTGTCATCAACCCTTTTAATCATTAGCCAAGCAACTTCAAAACCTGTTTCAACAACAGGTCCATTTGATGAATTGTTGCCTGTGTATGTTCCAAATTTTTGATAACCTGCTATATCGTGAAAACAATAAGCAATCACATCACTGCTGTTTGAAATTGTATAATTTGACCTTGTACTAATAACACTACTTGTAAATGCTTGTTGCCCCCAAATTCTTGAATCTTGTGTTAAATAACTCTCACTATAATCTGCATTTAAATAAAGATAATTTTGTTCAGCACTTAATCCTTTGTGAAATACAAACCAATTACCACCTGGTGATATACTTTTTAAAATTACCATATCAGGTTTGGCAGTTAGTCCGTGTCCAATAGTAAAGTTTTGTTCTGATGATGGTGCTGTGAATTTAACTATTGAGAATCCTGCTGCTGTATTTGCCCTCACAGAACTTTGAACAGCACCAACATTATTTGTAGCTGTTGATGATGCACCCAACCAACACCAAGCTACATAATCATCGGAACTTCTATTAACGTGAATAGCAGAGAGAACTCGAAATCCATTTGTGTTAAATGTATCAAGTGAATTATTAAATGTGCTTTCTTGATCATTACTATTAGATTTAATTCTTTTTAAAACACCTCTTACAGAATCATATAAAAAATGGTTTCCTGTATAATTTGATGTACCCTCTGTTCTTGATTTAATCCAAACAAAATCAGGTGTGAATCTTGTTGCACCTTGAAAATTTACATTACTTGCAGTACCATCATATCTAAATGTAACGTTACTACCAACACCATCGTGTGTTTGTTGCTCATCTTGGAATGTTCCATCAAATTTGTAATATGCTTCAAGGTTGTCTGTTGGTATTGATGCTGTCGTGTTACTTGCTATGTGTCCTACTTCTGTTGCTGTCAATACATCACCATAAATTCTCACTTCATCAAGTTTGCCATCTAAATAATATTGTACTATTGAGCTACTTGAATTATATGCACCAAGCAAATTTGTGGCACTCATTGCATTTGCATTACCTGTAGCAGATGCATCAGTATTCTCTAAACTGCCATCAATATATAATTTTAAACCATCTGAACTTGATTTTGTTACTGATGCGTGATGCCAACCATCATTATCAGTAAAGGTGCTTGTGCTTTTTACAATATGACCTGTACCACCTATCTCAACTCTTGTTTCAACTTTTTTATCACTATCTCTTAAAAAAACATAAAAATAGAAATCAGCAAATCCTGTAACAAAAGCAACAATTCCACTTGATGGTATTTTATCTATATAAAACCAAAACCCAACAGAAAAATTGTTTTGAAAAGTATTACCTAAAGATGGTATTTGCACTTTACTATTACTTCCATTAAATATTCCACCCTCATTAAAATAACCTGATGCACCACCTGTATCATTAGCATTGCCATCGAATTGGTATAATGCTATTGCTGATCTATCTCCAAAAATATCTGTCACCGACTTAGAAAGAGTTGTGCCATCGCTTAAAGTAGAGCTGTAAGTTTCGCCATATAGTTCAGTCACCTCATCAGAAGAAAGCTCTTTGTTAAATAATCTAACTTGATCGACTACTCCAGAAGCATAGTTACTTGTATAGTTACCTATTCTGGCATCGGTAACATTTACACTACCAGAGTTTGATGCTGATGTATATTGTGAGCCATCAATGTAAATTTTTATTGTTGTGCTTGATTTTGTAACTACTAAATGGTGGAAGTTGCCATCTGACCAAGACGAAGGAGCTGTACCAGTAAGTCTCTGTCCAGTAGTTGCAATATTTCCAAAATCAAAATAATAGTTTCCGCCACTATGTACTGGCACAAAATTAATTACGTTTGAATTGGTAAAACTTGGATTACTTGTACTTGCAAAAAACATTATAAAGTGTGTCGAAGTATCTGTTATTTTAAACCAGCCAGAAAATGAAAATGTATTAGTAATATTATCTAAAACATTAGGCAAATTTACATAAGCATTACTACCATTTAAAAAAGCTCCTTCATTTATAAAAGCTCCTACTTTTTGAGTTGAGCCAGTGCCTTCGTATAAAACTGTCTGAAAATGCTGGCTAGGTGAAAAAGAATCTTCGCCAGCTGTATTAAATAGCTTTTTATTAAGAGCCATATTTAAAATTTATAATGTTATGTCAAATAATATTACTTTACTCTTTGACTTTAAATTATTTATGTCTTTTTCTTTTTGGTCTACTAAAGCCGCTAAATCGCTTGCAGCTGTTTTTATATCATCTGGGACAGCCTTAGAAGGGTCTCTTAGTGTTCTAATAAAATACCAGTCGTATTTTTCTTTAAATTCAGATTTTGCGCTATGTTTAAGATTTGCTATTTTATCTGATTTTAACTCGGCTAAAGTTTTTGTCCAAGTCTTGTCGCTCATAGCGTATTTAAATTGACTATTTACAGAGTCAAAAGATATTTTACCTAAATTATGAATCCTTGAATCGTAGCCTTCTGGTAACACTAAAGGGAAAAGACCCTCAGCCTTTTGATCTTTACTAGATAGCTGGTCAAAGCCAGAGACGTATTCTTTTTGACTTCCAGAAAATTCGCTGGGTGCTGATTGATAAATTCTTATTTTTCCGTTTTTATTTTGTGCATACATAATTTTAGGTTGCTTCTTGAGAGATTTGATAAAATGCCTCTGAGGTTGATACAAATTTAAATTCTATAAGATTTTTTACAGTGTCGCTATAAGTGCCAGAGATTTTTCTAAATGACCCACTAGAGCCATTTATATTAGAAAAACTAATACCGTAAGAGCCAGACCCTCCAGTAATTACTAAAGTACAAGTAGAGCCTACTTTTACATTTGTAAATGAAACCGCTGCGGTGTGTCCAGCTGTCCAAGTAAAAACGTCACCGCTAGAAGTGTCTATTGTTATTGTTGATGCTGAGGTTATAGGTACGCTTGCAGTATATCTATTAGCGAGCTGATCGTGGTCGATAGCGTTGTCAGCTATTACGTCTCCAGTTACTTTTGTTATTGCCATATCTTATATTTTTTACAAATTTACGAAAGTTTTATATGAGTTACTTCAATATTGTTAGTACCAGTTGCTGGCGCAGTTGTAAAAGTCAAAGTAGTGCCGCTAGTGCTATAATTAGACTTAGACTGGTAAACGCCATCAATATAAATCTGTAAATGATTTTTTGTAGCTGGCTCAGTAGATAGCGTAAAAGTAGTATCTGAATTATCACCGCTAAAAGTATCTATTTCTATATTTGGAGTACCTCCTAAAGCTACTGCATGAGTAACCTCTATGTTATTCGTCCCAGTTGCTGGAGCTGTGGAAAATGTAATAACTTGACCAGAAGTCGAGTAACTACTTTTAGACTGATATACACCGTCTATATAAATTTGCAAATTATTCTCACTTGCAATAGTGTTAGACATAGTAAAGGTTGTGTCAGAATTATCACCGCTAAAAGTTTCTACTACAAGAGTCGTTGAGCCTCCACCACCACCACCACTAGAGGCAGCTATCGTGACTTCATTAGCACTGTTTCTAGTAAGTGTAATATTAGACCCAGCTGTAAGTTGTACTACTGAATTATCCGAGCCAGAAGTAGAAGTTAAATTTAAATCTACATTAGAGCCATCTGTCGTAGCGTTTAGATCGTAAGTGTCACCTCCAGAGGCTGAGGCATCGTCAGCGATTATAAATTTAGAGGTACTGGAATCGTATTTTAATATTTTATTGTTTGCTACTCCAGTTAAATTGACATCTGACAGATCGCCTATTGACTTATTACCTAGTCTAGTGTCAAATCTAGTATCTGTATAATATAAGTTTGTCCCTTCTGTTAAATCGTCTGTATCAAAACCAGTTAAATTACGAGTATCAAAATTAACAGTATTACCCATATAGGCATGAGAGCTGCATTGATAATGTAATACAGTAGGCGTAGAATCCGTAGCTATTATCTGAGTATAAGCTCCAGAGCTACCAGCTGTCCCATTTGTTGTAACCCCAGCGGTGTATGCAGTTGTTTTATCAGCCTCGTAATAAAAAGCTAGAGGGTGAGTCGCATTAGACGAGTCAGATTGGTCAAATTTGTAAGTATTACCAGCGGTAATCGTTATGTAGGGAGCTTGCACGCCATCAATAACATAGGCGTTACTTGAGCCAGTTCCATTATATCTATGCGCTGAGGTCTTACTGGCTACCGTAACTGTAAAAGTTTGCGCTGTCGCTGAATGTGGCTCGCTTTTATTTTGCTTTTTATCTATTAGATTTGTGATTGTTGTATAAAAATCAGCGTCATCATTAAGAGCTTGAGCTATCTCATTTAGCGTATCTAGGGTGCTAGGCGCACTATCTATAAGATTATTTATTTGAGTAGATACATAAGACTCTGAAGCTATTTGCTGGTAAGAGCTGTCAAAATATTCTAGTTTTGAAAGTGTGCTGTTATATCTAATAATCCCAGCTGAGCCAGTCGCTCTGTTTGCTGTCGTACCGATTGGCAAAGCTACTCCGTCTGTCTTAGAAGATATATCTAGAGAAAAATTAGCAGCCGCTCCGATTCCTACTACTCCGTCAGTATCTACAAAAAGCCCAAAATCATTACCATTACCGTCTGAAAGTTGTTTTCCAGAGGTGCTAGCCTCTAAGTTGTCTGTTACTTTTATTAAACTTTTATATGTGTCTTTGATTTTGTTACCAGTAAGCGTAGTACCCATATTTTAATTTTTTACAAATTTACTAATTTTTAGTCATCCCAGTTTGCTGTATCTGACTCCCAGTTTATGTTTCTAAAATCCCAAAGCTCATTAAGGATTTTATTAATTATACGCCTAACACTAGAGACCGTTTTAGTTGATTTTGAAAAGCTATTGCCACTACCTAAGCTCATTATCTATGCAAATAACAAATAACAGTTCCAGAGGTGATCGAAATACTGGTAAAATCTCCGTAGATTATATGACCTTCCTTTAAATCTAAATTTGTAATAGAGCTGTCTCCAGTGTTTATATTACTTGACAGAGAAACTACTGCATTTTTTAAACAGTGTATAGTGCAAAAATCTTCGCCACCAGTAGTAGAGGTAGTGCCATTTTCGTCAAGTAATCTAAAACCAAAATTACCAAAACTAAGCCTATGAAAATGATTTGCGCTATATAGTTGTTTTGTTGCCATTTAGTTTTTTTTAGCTGGTTTATTTCTACCGTTTTTTTGCGCCCTAGTACAATGACTATATTTACCTCTCCTATTTAGTGACTTTCCCATTATCTAGTTTTATCTTTTAATTTTTCGTAAGTTCTATAACCTCCTAGACCTAAAAGAGCCATAATGATAGGATATAGCTCGCTCATATCTAACAATGGCGGCACTGAAGGGTAACCCATTTGCACCGCAAAATAATTTACAAAAGGATGTAAAACAAAATTCCACGCCAAAGCAAAACCGCAAACCCATAAGATAAAAGGTCTAGCACCAGCGACAAACATACTTCTATGTTGAGCCTCTAGCTTATTTATTTCACTTTGTAACTCTATAAGTCTTTGAGGGTCTAGCTCCTTGCCTTTTATAGCCTCTCTAATATCTAAAGCTAGCCCTCCTATATTAGACCTTCCGTTTTCTCCTTTTCCAAGTAAATTAAGTAATATCTTTAACATTTATTTTTTTATTGACTGCCAAAATTTTACTAAAGCAAATTCTAATATTCTTATCGCTATGTAGCCAGCAAATAAAGTACCCATTTAATAAAGCCAGCAAACGCCTCCAGATTTATTTAAGTCACTGTCTACATGGATAAATGAATCACTTATGCCTATTCTATGAAACTTATGTTCTATTAGAGCTTTTAAAATTTTAAACCTTGTAACAGAATCTTTTGCCGATATATCCGCAGCGCAAGCGCCTCCTTTTGTTGTCGATAAATGACTAGAGTTTTCTGTGCCTCCGATAGACTCGTTATGTTCTGGAGACCTTACACCAGAGTTTATTTTAAACTCTACTCCAGCACTATGTCTAGCGCTATTTAGTTTTTTTATAAAATCTGGATTCATAAACTCGCTAGCTGGAGCTTCACCGCTAGGGCAGTCAAATTCGCTTATTTTAAAATATTTTAAATCTTCCATAATTATAGTTTTTCTACTCTGTTTGATATTTCTATTACAGCTCTAAAATAAGTTTTATCTGGTAAATCTTCTTCAAAATAGGTTGTATTTTCATTCTCGCAAGTATAGACTCTAAAATTATCGCTGCTTAGATCATAATAGCCAGCGCTGCGAGTTCTTATAAGTCTTAATACTTCTGATACGATTTGATTTGTTTGCAGTTCACCGCCATCGTCTGAAGTAAAAGAATTTACGACTTCTATTCTTGTAATACATTCAGAATTGAAACTGGTTTTATTTTGATCTATTTCGTTATTACTTATTGAGCTTACTTTTATATAAGGCTCAGAAGTATCGCTAGGTACTCTATTGAATACTGGCACTGCTTCCGAATCTATTGTTATAGCGTTTGTAAGCCTATCAATAATAGCCTTTCTAATAAAATGTAAAGCCTCTGTCATCTGGTTAGTCTTTTTAATTTATCATTTACTCGGTCAAGCATTTTTTTAAATTCTATTCTAACAGAAGAAAAGAAAAAAGGTCTAGCTGGTAGATTTACTTCTTTTATACCACGCCCTTTAAATTGTGCTGCGTAGCTATCTGGTATGCCTAGCTCTTGCATATCTTTTAGATTAACAAGCCTACCAGTACCAAATTCAACATAAGGAGCGTATTTTGCTTTTGCTTTTACAAAGCCTTGACTATCAAATTTACCTCCAGTCCTACCAAAGACTATACTTTGCTTTAAAGTACCTAAGTCTACTACTACATTTTGCTTCATACGTCTAGAGCTTAGAGCCACTGTATGACCTACTTCTTTTGATAATTCTTTTTCAGAAATACGCCTTAAATCTTCTAGTTTGTTTTCTAGTTTTTTTAGGTCTGTTTTATTTATTTTAATATTAACCAATTTTAACCGCTTTTATAGTAGTAAAATATTTATGCACCGAATCAAACATTTCGCTAATACGATAGTCGCCAGAGACTCCAGAAATTTTTAACAGATCACCTTTTAGTATATTAGTAGCTGTTTTCTTTCTTACAGTAAGGACAATCTCTAAATATTGCTGTCTTTTACCATTCTCTGAGACTATCTCGCCTTTTACTTCTTTTTTATTAGCCCATATTGTAGAGTTAACAGCTACCGTAGAGGTAGTACCGCCAAAATTATCAGAGCTTTTTGTCAGTCTTTTTATCTCTACTCTAGTATCTAATTTACCAGCATCCATTAAATATACATAGTTTTCATACCAGAGAGTATAGATTTTACTCCCATCGGTATTTCATTTACTGTCTGACCAGATACAAATTCAGCTCTATTATCGTAAAACGTAGCTACCATTCTTAAAATGGCTTGCTTTAAAAGGCTGTCATCTACTCCAGAAGTAGTGTAATTTACTTTTATTTCTTGCGCTGGAAACTCGTTTAGCTCTATAATTGCATTGTCTAGACCTTTTACCTCGTAAGTAGCGCTACTACCGTCTACTGTGACAGAAGTGATTGAGGCAATAGGCGCAAATGGTAAATTAAAGCGCTCATTTGCAAAAGGTAAATAATAAGTACGAGTCTTAGCTACAATATCTTTAGTCAGATAGTTTTCTATGTAAATGCGAGCTTCTGTAATCATTTGACCTATAATAGTATCGTCATCGGAAGAATCGACTCTAATAAAATCTTTGGCGTTTTGTGTCGTTACTATCTCGCTGCCAGTAGTAGAATTTATTTTAATCTGACTATGAAAGTCGTTAGGCACTTCGCTAAAATATTGATTTTTATAGTATGCCATTATTTAGATTTTTTTGTTTTTCTTTTTTTTGTGCCTTTATGTTCTTTAGTTTCTTTGGGAGCTTTCTCCTCTTTATGGCTTTCAGCTTCTACGCCTATGCCTTTAGCTATGTAGTGATTAGCAGTCTTTTGATCTAGTTCATGGATTTCACCTTCATTACGCCAGCCATCATGACCAGAGATAACAGATTTTTTAATTAGTATTTTCATAATGTAAATATTTTTACAAAGATAAAAAAAAGCGTCATAAATAAATTACAACGCTTACAACTAAAACTCTGTCGAATAAAGTGTTATTCAAATACAAAGTTATTAAATTTATTTTTATGTTTCCCTTTTTTGGATAATCTTATTGATCTCATATTTCCTAAATTTTTAAATATAAAGAATCCATCAAAGTAATCTACCCAGACAGCGAAGTAGTCAACACGATCTAAAGTGTAGCTGACTTTAGCGTTTGATATTCTACAAGCTACTGTCGTGTGATAGGTGTCTGGGGTTTTAGTCGTAGATTTTACTTGTACCTTAATTAGTTTTTTGCCAGTGTCTACAATACAATCATAAACACATGAATCTAATAAAGGAAAGCTGATATTATAACCTCTTCTCAAGCATTCGACTGCAAAACTGTATTCAGCTAAACAGCCTCTCAAATTATTATCCAACTAATTAGGTTTGTACTAAGGTACAAAAAAACCCTCAGTGGGGTCTGAGGGCTAGATAAACATCTAAAACAAATGAAATGAAAAAATTATTTACTTATTGAGTTCAATAAGTTATTTAATTTAACGATTTTTTTTATACTATCGTCTATTTGTTTCATACTTTTTTTAAAAGTGTCTTTGCTTTTGTCAGTCTGTTTTGCCATTATTGTAAATTGCTATTGAAATTAGTAACATAAAAATACAATCGTATAGGGCGTTAAACCTATATATCATTCTAAAAGCCCAAGCTATAAAAAATAATACTAGAAAAATTTGAATATTCTTTTCCATAGCTAAGATAAAAACATCAATGCAGCTATGGCAAAGCAAAATAAAAATACGATTACGTCTCTGGAGAAAAACCAGAAAAAATTTAAAAAATTTTTAAGTGACGATTTGTGTGATTTGATTTCGAGTAGTACATATTTTCTCATAAGATGATTTTAGTTATACAATAAGAGGGCTTTACAGCCCTCCGTTTTAGTTGTTATTATTTTTTTGCAAATACACTATTTGTGTAAGTATATTTAATAAATTCTTCAGTAAAATACAAAGACGCTTTTTCTAAGTTAATTTTCTTAGTGAATAAATCAATTACTCTTTCTTGAGTTTCTTTATCTAATGAGCCAAAGTATTTAAGTAAGTCTATCATAGTATAGTTTTCATCTAACACATTATTGTAATGTATATTAGTAGTATATTGATAGTCTTCATAACCTTTAGAATCTAAAAGGTATCTGATTAAATCTTCAATTTTGTTTTTAGATAATGTTTTTGTGTTTTTCATTTTATTAAGTTTTAGTTGTTATTGTTTTACTCTGTAAATTTAAACTTTTTTTTAAATATACACAAATTATTTAAAGTTTTTTTTAATTTTTTTTGTTTTTAGTACAAGAAAAAGGGTAATCAATAAAGATCACCCTTAGTCATTAGTCAATAGATTCTCTTATTATGAGGTCTCTAGAGCTGTTTTAGCACTTGAGAAAGTGCCTTGCACGCCAGCGTTGGGTAAATACGTTGTAAGTGCGGCTCTCTCCATAGCTCTAACAGTTACGAAAGACTTTTGGAAGTTGTCAGAATCTTCTCTAGAAAATTCAATTCCAAGACCGTCTCTTATCCATAACTGAGTAGCTACTGAAAGCTGTGCTACAACAAATTTACCATTCGGGATGGCTGTATTTATCGTAACTGGCACGCCCATAATTGATGGCTGAATACCTTGAATAACTTGATTTTTAAGATATTCGTTAGCAGTAGACTTCAATAAAACTATTTTATGAAAGTCAGTAGGATTCAATAAAATGCTATCAGCTGTATAGTTTAGAAGTGCTAGCTGGTTTAAAGCTGCTATAAGCACATCATACTCGTTGGCTGATTCAACTGACTGATAAAATAGACCTCCGCTCGAGGTTGTAAAGGCTGTAAGATCAGTAAAAAGCCCAGACATATTAGGGCTAGAGCCATCACCGCTCATAATTTGGTTATCTTCAATAGCTAAAACTTTTGAAGGTACTCTAGCTGATAAATAGCTAGATAGTTGAGGTGTGTCGGCTAGCATTTCTTCAGTAATCTTCATAAACGTACCGATTTTCTCTACGTTTACAGAAGTCGCTGTTAAATCAAAGTCAGACTGTCCTAGAGCTGAGCCTTGAGCTGTCGCAGCTGCATTGTCAGTATATGCGCTTTCTTTTGGAAAACGTATAGTCTGAGCGTCAGTAGTACCGTTAGGAATTAAACTACGGATATGCACCGCTCTAGATGGATCAAATTTTATTTCTGGGATTACAGTCTCCCCACTAATTACGCCAGTAAATGTATTAGCCATAGTCATATCGCTAGACTTAAGCTCAAATTTAGCAGCGTTAGTGTTACCTTTTACTAAAGAGTCAATAGCACCGTCTTTTAAAGCTGCCTCTAGAGACGCTTTAAATGATTTAGGAGTAGTCCCAGCCATTGTCTTTTTAGATTCTATTTCCAAGGAGTCCATTCTTTTTTGTGCTTCCTCGAATTTTTCGTTATACTTATTAGTCAGATTAGAAATCTCAGACTTTAAAGAAGTTTCAAATTCACCTTTAGCATTGTCTAAAGATGCCTTTGACGCTTTTTCTATCTTTTCGTCTACAAGATTACCCAGCTGATCTAAATGAGTTTTTTCTTCTTGTGTCATTTTTAAATTATTTTAACTTATTAAATAAATATTGATACATCTCGCTAACGTCATTCTTTACCTCAACTGGCTCAGTAACTTTAATATCAGCTGGCTGAGTAGTGATTTTTTGAAATAGTGATTTTAGCTTCAGTATCTCGGCTTCTAAAGCAAAACCTAATTCATCTGATATATTACCTTTACGAATTAGCTTTGCCATATTATCGTAGCGGCTTAGTATTTTATCTTTGTCGTAGTTACCTTTGACATCCATAATAACCGCTTGGTCATTTGCTGCAAGTGTTACCGCTGAAATCTCGTATAGTTTTACTTCAGTAATATTTCTTACACCGTCTACCATTTCTTTTTGTATAGGCAAAATGCCTACTGAATTTTCTGTTATAACTCCAGACTTTATAAGCTCGATTACATCTTTACCAAGTGTAGTCTTAGCTATTTTAGACTCAAAGATCAGACCTTTGTCATCTTCTTCAAGCATAGACATTTTTCCTAGAGGCTTATCCATATCATGCTGATATAAATATTTTACCCTTTGTCCATTTTCTGAAATTGTTTTTCTGTAAGACCCTTTTCTTATTATGTCATTATCAGAGTCTTTATTGTCAAAGACGCTTGCATAGCCTTTGATTACGCCAGCTTTTTCGTCAGCGTCTAATAGTTCGCCCATAGGCGACTGCTTATATAAAATTGTGTTCATAGTACAAAGATATTAATTTTCATTTAGTATAGGTTTTATGAGTTGCGATTGTGCTACACCGACAGCGATTTGATTAAGAGGTCTTATAGTGTCAGCATCTGGCTTTGGAAATGGAGCAATAGCACAGCGACAGTTTATAACATTACCAGCCGAGCCAGCTGGGTCTCCAGCTCTGTCTAAATCTTCCCCACCTACTTTAAATTTATCGTTAAAATCTACTATCTGACCGTTAGCGGCTGCATGAGCTTCTCTCTCCCTTCCATCTAAAGAAGTAATCCATTCTTTCTGAAGATTGCTTTTACCATATATATCTGTCGCTGATTGCATGACTCCAAAGTTTGCTGCATTAGTAGCCTCAGTCCTTACTATTCTTTCAGCTTGGTAAGTTCCGAGCTTATTAAATCGCTGCCTCAGTATGCGCCCTTTTTCGACAGCACCTCGACTCTGGAAGTCCACATCCGTCATAAGACGCTGTAAAGTTTTCTCTAGCTCCTTTTTCGCAGTTCCTTGTACAGTTACAACCCTCACCGCTGCAATCCTTTCTCCCTCGCTTGCAAATTGTCTTTCCCATGTATCTCTAAAATCGTTTTTGTCTAATTCTTTTTTTATGAATCTAGTAATATTGTCAGCATACCAATTAGCAAATCTAAGACCAATATTAACGTAAATAGACTCGTAAATTTTATCATAGTCGTTTTTTTTAAATAAATCAATAAAATTATTTGTCTTACCAGACAAAAGAAATACTTCTACTCCCTTATTATACTCTGTTTGGTAAAATCTTTTTAAGCGTCTTACTTCGCTAGTCTCACCTTTTAGCAGCTGCTTAGTGTAGGCTCTGATATATTTGTCGCCTTGTAAACTACTCATTCTCAGAAATACGCTTAGCCCATGAAACCATAGCAGCGCCTCCCCAAAGATTATAGGCTACATAGCCTCGATCTTTCCAAGGCTCGTCTTTGTACTTAGGGTCTATTTTAGCATTTTCTTTATGTCTTGCTAAAAAACTATTGACCCTTCTTACAGTTGATAAACTGAGCGGCTCTCTGTTTGCAATTTGATTAGCTCTACGCCACCCTACTGGAGTACCTCCTTGCACTACGCTACGACCATATTTTTCTCTCCAGCCTAACATTCTTTTAGCGTTGTTGGTAGCGCCTTGAGGATAATCGTCATAGCTCTCATTTTTGTTTTTTTTTGAGCTTAATGGGTGCGCCTCTGGAAGTAGGTCAGTGTCGTAAGCCCTACGTCTAAACCTACCAGTCCTTAAAGCGTATAACAGCCCATTGACTCGCCCTAGCGCCCACTGCTGCTCGTTGTTTACATTAGGTCTAACAGAGCTAGGATTCGTTCTGTAAGCTCCTACGCCTCTGACAAAACTTCTAGCAAGCATAGAATAAGTAGCTCTCTTAGCTGGTTTGTCTCCATATTTGTCGTTATGGTCTTTTACTTTATTTCTTAGCGTAGTTTCCATCCTTGCGCTTATCCTAGGCGCTTTACGGATTATCTGGTCTATATCTTCAGACTCTGTATCTTCGTCATCGTCATACTCCGAATCTTCATCGTAATAATGATCGTCACGCTCAAAATCATAATTAAAAGCGTCAGCATCCATCTCGCCATAATACTCGTCTAGCTTGTTATCTTTTGCAGCTTCATATTCTTCGTGAGTTTCAAAAGGCATATAAACAGTATTGCCATCAAAAATATGTTCATGAAAACCCTCACCGCCCATCTGGTCAGCTCTAGCTCTAGC